CTGTATAGCGCTCCCGGCCTCATCGTTTGTCTACGCCTAGGTCTTTTCGGAGTGCCTGCACAAGGTTGGTATAGGCAGAGGTGAAGTCTTTTCGGACGAACGGGTCTGTGTGCATGATGCTGAGCAGCTTGGCCCACTCCTTGAACAGAACCTCCTGCGGCATGAGCAATATGGACTCCTGCGCTACGGCATCAAGTACCTCAGTGAGCGCCGCCTTCTTTGCCTTGGTGAGGACTTTGGCTTCAAGCGCGTTAGCCGACTCATTGACCATGTGAACCGCCCGCAAGTAGGTTGCCCATTTCAGGTCAAGGAGCCATCGACGTTGCTGATTGCGCAACTGCACAACGGCTAGAACGACCGCGACGGCAGCCGTGACTACAATTCCCAGAACGGTCAGCAGGACGGTCACGCCCGGGTCAACTCCGGTAGCCGCGTGCTTGCCTAGTTCCAAGATCATGGGCTGAGGGTAGCGTCACCGCATGGAGTACCGCGCGAGTCTTAACCCTTCCGCGCCAAAGGTGTGGGAGCGGGTGTGGAGCGCGGGCCGAGACGTTACCGCTCAGCCGGTGCAGACCTGGCCTCTATACCAACAGCGCTACTTCACTGAGGGTTGGCGTCCAAAGCTGTATCCGGGTGAAGAGGTGGAGTGGCCGGACCCGGCAACGCTCCGGGTCCAGTCACAGACCCGGACGCGCGCCGGTCGATCCGCTCGGCATCACTAGGGCTTGTAGCCCGTCGCAAGCTCACACACCGGCTTGTACTCGGACGCCTTGTGGCCGCTCTGCTGAGCAGCCGTGACGCATTTGTCATAGTCGGCTTTCTTAGGGTCGGTGCTGCCTCCGCATGCCGAGAGCGAGAGCGCCAGGGTCAACGCTGTCACCAACACAACAACTTTCTTCACGGTGTTCCTTTCGGGTTAAAGACGCCAGTTAAACAGGTCTGCACGGCTGCGGGAAGAGTCAAGCTCGGCAAGGAATGCGCGATACTCCGCCTCCGTCAGGTCAAAGAGCTTCTTAGGCTCGCCGTTGACGAGGAGGTCATAGTTGAAGGTCTGAATGTTCATGCCTCCACGGTCCTCAGATCGCGCTTGCTTCTCTCGCCGCTCATGGGGTAAGAAACCGAATCTCAGGAAACTGGCAGGCGATTATAGAAGCGCTCATGACGCACCCGGAATCGGCACGAGACGATATCGAGCAGTCCGGCGCTCGCCGTCCTTCTCAATGACTTTGAGGTGGACGCACTGAGTGAGCGCCCGCTTGAAGGACTCGTAGTCAGGTCCGGATAGCTCTGCGATTCCAACGGCCTCCCGAAGCTCACCGCCTCCCATCCATTCGCCGGACGCCAACGCGTCCCGGATCGGAGCCCACCACGGAGACACCGGAGACTTGCCGGTCCACTCAATGACAGCGGAGCGGGTCGGCTCATGGTCAACCAGCTTGAAGCCGGGCACCTTCTCCGGGCGTCCGTCCTTCTGCTTGCCGCCATCCTCAAGCCGCGTGCTGAGCGAGAAGCCGTCCGAGGCATCGGGCTTGAGCATGATGACCGTATCGACGTTGGCCGTCAGAGTGGTGCTGCCTCGCGCCTTCGTGGCGCGGGCGTCCGTGTGATGCACCAGCACCACCGACGCACCCTCTTTGACTTCTCTAATAGAACGAACCGCGTTGAGCACGCGGGCGTTCTCGGCAGCGGAGTTCTCATCCGTCACACCCGATAGCTGGGAGTAGGTGTCCAGCACGCAGATGTCAAAGTCACCTGACCGGAAGACTTCGCGTAGCTCGGCAACCGAATCCTCAGAGGATAGGTTGACGCCGCTCTCCACGTAGCTGACCGCGCCAGCCGGAACCCGTGACATCGGGTGGGTGGCATCCCACGCACGGACCCGCTTGCCGAAGCTGGCGGCACCTTCCGCGACCACGTACAGCACCCGGCCCGGACGCACCGTCCGTGTGAACGCCGGAGTGCCGGAGGCAATGCATCGAGCCCAGTACAAGGACAGAAACGACTTGCCGAGTCCTGGCGGACCCGCGAGCACGGCAACCGTGCCCTTCTGCAAGATGCCGTCAATCCACCACTCCGGCTCAGGCCGGTTCACTAGATCAGCATCGGTGAGCGAGACGAGCGGCCCGCGAGGGTTGCGCTCCTCAGCCAGGCGCAGCTTGGCTGCCTCCTGCACTCGAAGCCAGCCGTATTGCTTGGAGACCAACTTCTCAAACGAGTCTTGAAGCTCACGCTCTTGGCGTGCTGCCTTCGAGGTGTATTCGTATGCGCGGAAGGCTTCAAGCTTGCGCTCTGCTTCCGGCCCCGACTCCCAAGGAGCCGGAGGCATTGGTGCCGCTTCCACGGTCTACTCCGTGAATGGGAGTAGGACGACCGAAGAGATAGCGGTCCACGGGAAAAGCATCTTGCTAGACGCCAGGGTCGGCGGATCAACTACCGACGCCCACCCGCAAATGCCAATGGTGTCCGAGTAGTCCACGAGAACTAGGTACGGCTCATCCATATCGTCATCGGTCATGAGATGGATTCGAACGCCGGTCCCGTGAGACAGGGTGTTGCGTGTATGGATTGCGGAGCTTGGCCCGTCCGCTGGGCGTGCTGGCGAGTTTGCCATGGTGCTATTCCTTAAAAACGGAGTGAGTGAATGGGCCGCCCGGAGTGGTCATGTTGGCCTCCGGGCGGCAGGCGGACCCGGGAACTATCCCTAGGAGCCGGAGCGGCCTTACATCTATTGCACCGCGATTCACGGAAGGTGATTCGGACGGGCTGCCGGTTTCGAGGCTCTGAAACTTATGGGCAGAGGGTGTGCCCATAAGACTTATGGGCAAGGGGGTTTGCCCATAAGTGAGGGTCAAAAACCCCGTATTTACAGGGAAGTTTTATGGGATTCGGACTTATGGGCATGGGTATGCGGACACACCTAAGGGTGTCCGCAACCTACCCATTGCCGTTACCCATAACCCTTTGAACGGATATTCAAAAGTGCTCGAGAGTTGGCATCCAGGCATCCGGTAGTCAATCCCGGAGCAGTTCTGTAGGCATCCAATCGCCCGTGATTGCTGGGCGAGAGCTCGAACCTTACAAGGCCGGCGCCTGATAGCAAGTACTCGCTCAGCCTCACTGTTGAAATATGAGCGAAACGCCACGCGGGAACGTAGACACCAACCGAATGAGTCCGGTGAGCTACGCCTACGCGCACACCAAAGTGCGCCGAGCACGAGGCAAAGCCACCGAACACAAGTGCGCTGACTGCGGCCTCCAAGCCTCCCAATGGGCGTACCGGGGCGGCTCCGAGTTCGAGCAGTCCGGATACCGAGTAGACGACCGCGCCAAAGCTCAGCAACGCGAACGGCTCTACACATGGAGTCCAGACGTGTACGCCTACGACCCGCTCTGTGTGCCATGCCACCTCCTCCGCGACAAGAAGGAGGAGCCACATGTCTGAACACGGAACCCGTGCCCGCTACCTCGGGAACAAGAACGAACCCGGCTGCCGGTGCATCGACTGCACCCATGCCAACAGCGAATACAGCCGCGTCTACTTGACCGAGCTTCGACGCCTAGCCCGAATCGGCAAGGCAGTCGAGAAGATCACCAAGGGGACCAAATGAGTGAGACCGACCGCGAGGTAAGACGCATCCTCTTCCACCTCCTAGACGTAGCCGAGCAAAACCGCATGACAGGCCAAGAGCAGAAGGCACTGGTCAAGCTCATCGAAATGGTCTGGCGCTGGGAGCGTGAAGACAGTGAGTGACCCGAACCTAGACGTGCGGGTGACGCCCGCAACGCTCGACCACGAGACAGCCCTACAGCTACTCCGCCAAGCAGCCGACCAGATCGCAGACCTAACGCTCCAGCGTGACACCGCAGTGAGCACAGCCACCGAGCTAGGCCACCTCGGACGCAACGCCATCGACTCATACCGGGCCGAGGTCACACGCCTGAACAAGATCATTGACGGGCTAGTAGGTGCGTGATGAGTGAACGCCACCGCACCAAGGCATACGCGACACCAGCCAAGCGCATGCGCCCAATCCTTCAAGCACAGATCGACTCAGGCCAAGTGGTGTGCCGCCGTTGCTTCAAGCCGATCACCACAGATCAGGCATGGGACGTATCCCACATCGTGGACGCAGCAATAGCAGAAGCCAACGGCTGGCCGGTCGAGGCTATCAACGCACCCGACAACCTGGCCGCTGAGCACCGCACATGCAACCGCAGCGCAGGCGGACGGCTGAGCCAGACCATGGCAGCCAACAAGCGGGCTGGCACCGACCTGAAGCACGGCACATGGTAAGTGAGCCCCAGCTTCTGACAGAGGGCCAACGAACCCCCGTCACAGACAGCTTCCATTTTTCTACGGTTCCGGAGCACACCGGCATTGCTCCGCTTCACGTCTCAACATTTGCGGGATATGAACGAGGCCGGGCCGAGTTCCTGGCCGGTGCCGAGGCGCTAGGACTCAACTCGACGCGCAAGCCGATCCTGGCTCAGCAGTACGTGGTAGCTGACTGCATCAATGCGGAGCGCCTGCCAGGTGTGCCTGCCTTCATCCGCACAGCCATTGTGATTGGCCGTCGAGCCTCAAAGACCACCAGCGTCTTTGCTGTGGCGCTCGGACGCATGATGCACCGCGAGGACTATCAAGTTGCCTTCACCTCCATCACTCAGGTGGAAGCTCAGCGCCGTTGGAAGAAGGACGTTGTTGAGCCGATCCAACGCCGCTTCCCTGACCCGGAGACTTCGCCGTGGCACATCATCCAGAGCGCCGGAAACATGTTCATCCAGCACAAGCCGACCGGCTCCCGCATGTCCGTGGTGGGTCCGTCAAGCGGCTCCTTCATCGGTAATGCCTTTGACCTCATCCTTGTTGACGAGGCGCAGGTTATCGGACCGGGTGAGCCTACTGACGACTTCCTACAGGGTGCCTTGCCGACCATGGACACACGCACGGTGGGCGGAGAGCCAGCCGGTCAGCTAGTGCTCATGGGTACCGCTGGCAACGTTCGAGCGGGCCTCTTCTGGGACACGCTGGAGGACGGACGTGCGGGGCTGGCGGGTATCTGCGAATACGCCGTGCCGGATGAAACGCCGCTCCACGATGATGAGCGCGAGTACGTGGCGGGCACCACCTCAGACCCGGAGGTTTGGAAGATCGCGCACCCGGGCATCGGGACGCTGACGCCGCTGGCCTCAATCGAAAACAACTTCAACACCCTGACGCCGGTCAAGTTCGCTCAGGACTATCTGGGGCTGTGGCCGGAAGGTCGAGCTAACTCCTTCATCAACGCAGTGAAGTGGGATAAGGCGGCTTTGAGCGGCCCGATTCCGGCGTTTTCGCGCAGTTTTTCGCTGGCCTTTGCGGTCGATCACGAGCGCCGCGCAAGCACTATTGCAGCCGCATACCGAGACAAAGACGGCAAGGCGCACATGTGGATTCTTGAGCAGTTCAAGGGTGTCTACGGGGTGGCCAAGACGGTGGCGGAGATCAGCGAAAAGTACCGGGTCCCGATTGCCTTTGACTTCCAGAGCGCAGCAGCAGCGAGCGTGGCCGAGGAGCTAAAGCGGATGACTCCACGACCGGTCCTAAACCCCCTTGTTTGGGCGGAAGTTAGCACCGGAGCGGCCACGATCATGGCCCTTCTCGACACGGACGGACTGCGCCACTACGACCAGCCAGAGCTAAACGAGGCCGTCTCCCATGTCAAGAAGCGGCAGCCGGTCGGCGCTTCCCGGTGGACGTTTGGCGAGCTTGACAACCAGATCATTTCGGCTGTGGCCGCGTGCAACCTGGCGCTCATCCAGGCTGACACTCAGCCGGTGCGTCAACCTCTCGGAGCCGTGACTCTCGCTCCCAAATAGGGTGCTACAAACCCTGCGACAATAGTACTAGTTGAGAATCATTCTCAACAAGACTATGAGGTTTCGCAGTGGGCTTTCTTGACGCCTTCCGCCGTAACGGCATCCCTTCGCAGCTAGCGACGTGGCAATCTGACGCGCCTCCGCTCGACCTCCAGACCGTCACCCTTCAATCCCTGTACCCGGGCATTGACGCGGATGAGCTTCCAATGTTCCGGCGCGAGGCGCAGACCATCCCGGGCGTCATGGCCATTGAGAACCTTCTGACCTCAACCATTGGCCCGCTGACCTTGCAGGCGGTGGACGCCGAGGGCAAGCCGCTGGCAACGCAGCCAGCTTGGACAAGCCGCACTGACGCCAACGCTCAGAACCCGTACATGCGTCTCACCCGCACTGTGACCGACATCTACTACAGCGGCATTTCCTTGTGGTCCGTAGACGCCCGTGACAACAAGGGCTACCCGCTCAGCATGAGCCACGTCCGCATGGAGCGGTGGTCATGGGATGACGGTGGCCAGATTCTCATTGACGGCAAGACCGTCCCGGCCAACAGCATCGTCCTGTTTGAGTCCATCTTCCCCGGCCTCCTCACGGTAGGCGGACGCACCCTCCGCAGCGCCCGCGACATCGAGCGGACGATCCGCGCCCGCGCCCGCATTGCTACTCCGACTCAGGCCCTCAAGAACAAGGGTGACGGGACAACCGAGCCGACCGAGCAAGAGAAGCAAGACATGTTGCAGGCGTACTCGGATCAGCGCCGCGCGCTCAACGGAGCCGTGGTCTACGTCCCGGGTGGCTACGACCTGGAGAACCTGAGCGACTTCGAAGAGAAGTGGCTCCTTCCGGCCCGCGCCGCAGTCATCACTGACCTTGCCAAGATCACCGGCATCCCTTCCGGCCTCATCGAGGGCGACGGAAACGGAACCCTCAACTACACGACCGAGCTTGGCCAGTTGGCCCGCTTCCTGTCCGTGAACCTCAACACCTTCACCGCGCCGATTACCTCACGCCTCTCCATGGGCGACGTGACCCCGCGCGGCACCTCCATTCAGTTGGACCTCTCCCACCTCCAGCAGGAAGCGCCAGAGCCGCTGACCGATAAGGGCGTGCCGGTCACGCCTAACACCGCTGCCAAGGAGCCGAACACCAATGTCTAATCCAATCGAGATCGAGCTAGAGCTAGGCGCTCTTGAGTTCAACGCCGAGGACCGTACAGCCTCCGGTCTGCTTCTCCCGTTTGGGGAAGTGGGCCGCACGAGCGTGGGCCGTTTGATCGTAGGAGCCGGAGCCGTCCAGCTTCCGCGTGACCCGTCGATTGTCTCCGCGAACATCGAGCACGACCGTCACCGCAACGTGGCACGAGCCACCGAGCTACGCGAAACCGACGCCGGAATCTTTGCCGCCTTCCACATTGCCGAGACGGAAGACGGAGACGAGCTTCTAGCCGATATCGCTGCCGGTCGCGCGCCGCACCTGTCCGTGGAGCTTGCTCCGGGTGCCCGCGTCCGTCAGGGCGGACATGTCGTGAGCGCCCGTCTGACCGGCGCGGCCTTCGTAGCCGAACCGGCCTTCGAGAGCGCTGCCGTCTTCGCCTCTGCCAACTACACGGAAGACGCAATCGAGCTTGAAGAGCGCGAGCGGGAATCACTCATCCGTGAGGCCGTCAGCGCCAACCTCCACGACGAGCGCGTAGCGCTCCACACCACGTCCGCAGACAGCACTGCGGCAGTCACATCCCCATCCAAGAAGCAATCCAAGAAGAAGAAAGAAGTAACAACCGTGTCCGATAACACAACCGAGACTCCAGAGGCAGCGGTTGCTGTCGTACCGGAATCCGTAACCGCTTCACAGCCAAAGCCAGCGCCTCGCAAGGGCAGCAAGGCCGAGGTTCTCGGTGCCCTCGCGCGCCGTGCCAACCACAACGCCACAGCCGAAGACCGCAAGATTGTCGATTCCATCCTGACTAGCTCAGATGAAATCTTCGCCTCGCTCTCGGTCATCAACTACGCGGGTGGACCAACCCCTTACGAGAACACTCCTCAGTACGTTGGTGAGCTTAAGGAAGTTGTCTACGGACAGACTGCCTTCGCTGACCTTGTAGGCCAGGAGACGTTGCTCCGTCCTCAGGTACAGGGCTTCCACTTCGGTACCCTCCCGACCTCGGGAACCGGTGCCTCTAGCTGGTCTTCGCCGTACGCGGGTAACGCAGCCGCTGTGCCTTCCAGCACGATCACCACGACCAGCACGACCGTCACGGCCAAGTACTTCGCTGGTGGTATCGAGGTGCCTCGTGAATGGAGCGCCTTCGGTGTAGATGAGGCCCTTCTGGGCAAGTACTACGAGCGTCAGGCTCAGAACTTCGGTCTCTTCCTGGATGAGGGTGTCTTCACCACCATCACCGCTGGACTGACCGCGTTCGACGCTGACAATCCTTCCGGAATCACCATTGGTGCCGGTTGGTCTCAGCTTGTAGATGCTCTCTTCGCTGTCATCACCCAGAAGGGTGGAACGCCGGACGCCGCTGTTATCCACCCGGCTCTGTGGAAGAGCATGGCCAAGGTCAGCAACGTTGACGCCTTCGCATACCTGACCGCTTCGCTCGGTCTTGGTGAGGGTGGCATCGAGGGCCTGAAGCTCCGTCCAGACACCACCGGTCAGCTTTCGAGCGGCCAGATTCTGGCGGGCAACTTCAAGGACGGCGCAACGCTCTACACGCTGCCGGGCTCACCTCTGCGCTTCCAGGCTCTGAACATCTCAGCCGGTGCCGCAATCGACACCTCTCTGTTCGGTGCCGCTGCCGTCATGTTGGAGCAGCCAGCCTGCTTCGCCCTCGTGCAGCCTTACGGCGCTTAACCGACTGGAGGGCAGCGGGGGTCCCTCATAAACTCCGCTGCCCTCCCTTCCAACGGAAAGGAGGAGCCATGAGCACCACTCTTCATTGGGTACATGACGTACCTGCATTCGCTGACACAGTGCAGCTTCCGGTTGACCTCCTAGACGTTGACCTGTCGGTCTTCACTGGCGTGACGGCTACCCTGACCGACCCGTCAGGGGATGCCGTCTCGCTGACCGGCGCGACCTTCACCCTGGACGCGGAGACGGCTGAGGTCTCGATTCATTGGGGCACAACTCCACGCTTCGAGGCTCCCGGCCTGTACTCACTCCAGCTTGCTCTGACCGGAGCCGGAGGCATCAAGAACCGCTTGGCTCCTATCCCGGTAGTGGTCCAGGACGAGGACGGCTGGTACTCCGTGGACGGCGCACGCGCCGCCATGGGAGACGACTTCACCCGCGACGACTTCCAGGCATACGTGCTCCTGGAGTGCGCCAAGCAGTCAATCCTGGCGTACGCTCCGGCGCTCGCTGAGGACGCGGCCACGCCGATCAACTACAAGCAGATGCAGCTAGCTCAGGCCCGCAACTTGCTCAACATGGCGAAGACCGATCCGAGCCAGACAGATGACGGCAGCTTCTTTGTCATCCGTCTGTACCCGCTTGACAACTTCATCAAGCAGGCGCTCCGCCCTCGCAGCATTCACGGCTGGAGCCTGGCCACGCCTGCACCGTCAGAGGAGCTAATCCTCTAATGCCGATCAACTACACCACGCCGGGCTCAGCGTCATTCCGCAAGCAGATCGCGGACGGGCTCAAGAAGGCGCTGGGCAAGGCATGGACAGTCTTCCCGGACGCCAAGCCGGTCAACGCAATCACCCGGCCAACGATCCTCATGGAGCGGGTGTCCTTCACCAAGCCAAACATGGGCAGTTACCAGAG